TCTTGGTAACTTGTTTATTATCTTTTATAAAGCGACTTAAAGAAACATTCTCCACAGCTCTGGATTTGGAATCGAGGTCAGACAGACGAAGATTAAAGACGGATGACATGATTAACAATAATAATAATATAAACAAATAAATTATTATTTTTCGAAACGCGACTTTAGAATCCACCTGGGAAACGGACCAAATTGGCACCAATGCCGAACCCGGCTCCCGACCTGGCAGTGGCTCCCATACTGGGGATGTATGTGTCCAAGATACTAAAGGTTGCGGCGGCAGTCAAAGCAATAAGAATAATTTCTTCTACATTCAGGGAACGTTTAGGAATAGCATAAGCAGCAATAGCCACCATCAAACCTTCGACGAGGTACTTGATAATTCTCTTTACAAGTTCTCCAACATTAATTAAACCGTTCATTATGTTATTTATAATAAATAAAAAGAAAAAAATATATAAATGCGATAAAAAAACTTAAATAATATACTTGAATTAATTAAATAAAAATGAATCGTTCTAAAGATAAACCTAACCAAAAAAAAAGTTCAAAGTACGTTGACCTACTAGAAGAAGACAAGGCAATTGCTGGACAGAAGTTCGTATGTGTTTCTTTTGTGTCTCCCGAGAATATATTGAAGCAGAAGGAGATTTTTTATTTTGAAGAGTTCCTAAAGAAGTGGGATTTGAACAAATCCATGGAAAAGTTTATCCAATTCATGAATTTTGTTTCTTTCAAGTACAATATTTCTTTTGATGACTTGACTAACGACTTTAAAGAATTCGTGAAGGAAGAGAAGGAAACTCTTAGCAAAAGCAGTATGAAGGATGAGTACAAAACGTTCTTAGACAACAATGAAGAGGACCTAGAGAAGAAATTCGGCATTGAAAATCAGTTTCAAACTTCCACCAGAGGGCTCAAGATTCGCGGCGTTTACCCTTCTTTGGAGGAGGCTGAGTTGAGATGTAAAATGCTAAGAGAAATCGACCCCAGCCACGACGTTTACGTTGGACCAGTTGGACTCTGGATGCCGTGGGAACCTGAGGCTTACAAGACAGGTCGTGTGGAGTACATGGAAGAAGAATTAAATCAGTTGATGCATGAGAAGACCAAAAACGAGTCCAATGCGAAGACGGCTTTCGACCAAAGAGTCAAGGAGACAAAACAGAAGGCCATTGAGGAAAACATTAAGAATGCCGAGAAGTCAGGAAATACATTGACACAATCAATTGACAAGGAGGGTAACCTCATTGGGGTGAATAGTAGTTCTTCTTCTATTGATTTCGGGGCGAAGGAACCCGAGACCATTTCTGCGGCCGATATTCGTAAGGAATTATTTGAGGGAGAGAACATTGTCACAGGAAACACTGACCATGGTCAAAGCGAATTAATCAGTGGACCGTTTGCCACCAAGAGGTAAAAATATTTTCTATTACGACTTAAACAGAAAAATTAAAATAATGTACAAAAAAATAAACAATAAAACAATAAAACAAATGAATACTATTATAGGTTATATTTTATGTGTACTTTATTTAATATTAATGTTTGGTCATATCACATTTCATTTTCTTTATAACAAAAAATAAAATACCTTGTAAAAAAATAATATAATAAAATAAAATTATGATATTATTCCTGAATTCTCATATGTCTATATCTATATCTATGTCTATGTCTAGTTCTTCCATACCAACTTGAGTACATTCTGTCACCAAAGGCAGTGGTAATGAAACCTTATCCTTAATCCTTTCTTTGCTTAACATTTTGGCTTCCTCTCTCTTGTCAAAAAGGATACCAATCAGTGCATTCAATTCTATCATCTTAGGATTAGTCATATCTATTGGAGCACGTGACAGCTCAGTCGCTGCTTGTTTTTGTATTTCGTCATCTATTTGTTTGATTTCCTCTTCTTCAAATTGTTTTCCAGGGTTTTGTGACTTGAGTTCGGCCATATGCGCCGCCTTGAGTCTGTCAAAAATATTATAAAAAATTCTATTTGATTCCTTGGGTGTTAGAAAAGGATATGCTCCGCAAGTCCAACCATAAAAATCCGGGTACATGTTTATCTGTAAATCATCTTTTCTGTTCTCCTGACACATTGTTTGTAATGCTAGTAAATAGTTTCGATTAGTAACATGTTGTTTGATTGAATCACATCTGGCCGCGTCTATAGGTCTGGTGTAACCAAAATCAATTAACATAGGCTTCCCAGTCATCTCGCTGCCCCCGCTGAAGTATCCATCTGCTGTCGTATTGAACATGATATTCCCATAGTGAAAATCACCATGCGTAAAACAAGTTTTCATTGCTAATTCTAACAACAAGTACATACACATGGCTTTATAATAGAAAAATTTTGCCTTATTTTGAAGATTATGCATCGTGTCGTACCCATCCGCAAACTCCATACAAATCACACCAAGCGAACTAAATCTGTCGGGATACTGTTCCTTCATAATACGTAACATTGGTCTTGAATCTTCCCCCTTCGTTGCTAGTAACTCCAAGAAATTCTTTATCTTATCCCCATTCTTAATAATTGACGAGAGAACAATAGCTGGACAAATTGGCTCTAAATATTCTTTCGTTTTTTCATAAATACACAATTGAGTGTTCACTTCTACAATAAAGTCGCCTTCTTTCGCGACAGTCAAGCTCTTATCTTCGTCTTTCTTGTTTTTTTTGTCCTTCGCATAGTACAAGACAGATTTATCTTCTTCGTCACTATCCTCTTTCAAGAACAGCAGCTTCACTAGTACTTTCGTGACGGGATTACCATATGTTTTGACGTCTGTACTTATATAAGGGGAGTTTGAAACATCTGTTACAGTCGCCACAAAGGTCACTCCATTCGCCCCAGCAGAAAGATATTTGATTGATGAATTATTTAAAAATTTCAAAAAGTCGTCCCCGTCGCTTATCCAGATAGTTTTTGATTTTCTTTCAATCCCACTCATACCTCCTTTTCTGTACTTAGGATTTCTTGTTTTCCTTGTTTTCCTTGTTTTCGCCTGCCTCTTTCTTCTTCTACACGACGTTCTTTTCCTAGTTATTTTCATATTATATTATCTAATATAAAAATTTATTAAACCTCTCTTCTCTCTTGTTTTTATACCGAATAATAGTAATCGTTGATTATTGTTTTATTTTTTACACATCTACTCATCTTTGCGGCAGACATGCCTTCCAACTCAGCGGCCTTAGCGATTGATTCCCACGTCCCTAACAATTGATTCGAATTCACTTCTCTCTTGTTTACCTTTTTACCTGTAGAAGACGTATATTTGGGGACATGATTATTTTGTTTCAATGACAAACCGTAGTATCCCTCATTATTTCCTTCCGTTGTCCAAACCGTTGCTTTAAGAGCGTATGGAGAAGAATTCAAATAAGATTTCAATTCCTTAATATCGTTTTCACTTATTTCCTTTCCAATACTAATTTTCCATTTTCGAAATTCAGTTAGTAACACAGAATTTAATATCTTACCACAGTCAGAGAACTCACACATTTGAAATATAAATGTTTCGACAGTAGAATTTTCTGTGGATTTTTTATATTCAACAGATTTTAACTTAATACCAATGTAACCGTGATTCCCTTGAATACGTTTTGGCTTAAATCTTATATCCAAGTAATTTTTTAGTGCGTGAAAAACTTCTTTGCTTGGTTTAACTTGACTCCATAATCGATAACGACCTTCAATATTTACAGATAATTCTTCCACGTCAGGTCGTACAACACAAATAGAATTAATGAACTCGTTGAACCTTTTATTCATGTCATCTTCTGGTAGCAAGACGTTTTGGTATACTGACTCATTCTCAACGGCAACAATGTCAATTATTTTTTGATTTTTTTGTAACATCTCATTCAATTCATTGATTTTTAGATTTCTTTGAGTAATCGCTTCTTCTTGGTTCTTATTTTTTTCGTTTAATTCTCTATTTTCATTTGCCAAGTATTCATTTTCCTTCATCAATCTGTTAAAGTTATCTATACTGTATGTCTTGGAATGAATGATTTCTTTGATGTGTTTACTTAATTTATCAATGGTAAAATTTGTAGCATCATAAGCGATTATTTCTGTTTTGTTTTTTCCGTTGACTTCGAGTGTACGTATTTGTCTTTTGATTTTTGGGTGTGTTTTAATAAGATTTTCAATCTCTACTTTATTTTGAACTCTAAACGCTTCTACTAGAACAAAATTCGAATACTTTTTGCGATGGTCTAAAATCCTGGTACCTAAATCATTTGTGTGACCAAATTTAATTAGTTTCTCTCCTGTTGTGTTTGTGTTATCAATTGTACCAAAATATATACACTCTGTATTTAATGGGAACTGAACTATTACTGCTTGTTCTACCGCCTTCTGTTTTTCTTTGTTTTTATTTTTTATGACGACGTCTTTTTCCAGAATAATATTTTCCTTTTGTTCCAACTGGAGTCGCAATTCGTCTGTCTCTTCTTCCACAATTTCGTGTAGTACTTCTTCCATTTTCAAATAATATTCGTGAATTTCACTCGCTTTTTTGGTTTGAGCTTTTAAGCACAGAGACTTGAAACATTTAATGGTCAGCAATATTTTTTTTATATTCTGGCCGCCATTTTGTTTGACAGAAACCGCTTTGCCAAATTGATAAGCGGTTTTTTGGTCTTCATTTTCCTGTTGTTTGAAAACCGCTTTCCCTTCAGAGAAAGCGCTTTTGTAATCTATGTCTAATTTAAAATGTTTTTCTAACACTCGTTCAGCATTTTGTTTAGTAGAAAATTCTAGCCATTTCCATACATCATCTAAATCAACTACAAAATCTATGTTCTTATCATAGTTTAAGTAGCAATAAAAGCTGCTCACAAATAATTGTTGTTCAAACCCAGTAAAATTTTCTTTGATTTTGTTCAACAATTTGTTATTGTACACGTTTGACAATCTGGAAATTGGATTTTTCTCTATGAGTTCTACGATGTTAAGTTCTTGCATCTTATTATGAAGTTTATAATAAGATAATCTTTAAGTAGTTTATATCGCTTATATTTTTAAAAGCGGTTTTTATAAAAACGGTTTCTCTACCATTTTGTCTTTTTCACACTAATTTTGGGTCCTTGACCACGTTTTTTCATCGAATTTGGGTCATATTTCTCATCTTCGTCCTCGCTATTGAAGTCTTTCGAGAGTTCCCAGAACTCTTTCGACCCTAATTTGAAGTCATTATGGTTATCAGCCTTGTACCAAAATACCTGGTCTTGAAGTTTATTCGATTTGGAGTTATTATTTATCACTAAGCACTCGTAATTCTCAGTACATTGGTCCATAACTTGATTAAAAGCTTCAAAAGTGGGAAACATGCCAGCATAATTTTCGTAAATTCTTCTTCGATTCGCAATGTAGTTTTCTCGAAGAATAAAAACATAATCTATGTTGGTTCTCAGTGTGGGTGGAATGCCCAAAGGATATTGCATTGTGATGACCAACATTATCTTCCAGTGTCTCCCGTTCATGAATAATAAACGCATCATCTTATCGCGAGTCCATGTGGCGTCGTACAAGCAATCATCTAGAATAACAAACGCTCGAGGGTCAATTGTGCTGCGCTTGTAAGTTTCCATTTCATGTTTGACCTGCTTTAAGACGGTGCGTTGTCTTTTCAAGATATTTTCAATAATGGCGGTATTGTACTCATTGTGTATGAATATTTTTGGGACCATTTTGTTATAAAACCCGTTTCCCTCCTCTGTTCCTGCAATTACGGTCCCAATGGGGATTTCTTGTTGATAGTAAAGTAAGTCTCGAACAAGAAACGATTTTCCCGTGTCTCTCTTCCCAATAAGCACTACCACTGGACCTTTATTTTCATTTGGCTTAAAGCTAATAGACTTCATATCAAATTTTTTTAGTTCGAGTGTCATTTATATATTGATTTTTGTTATTTTATATATTAAGTGTGTATGTTTTAAAATAATATGTATACGCAAAATTAGAAAAAATAGTCAATTAGAAAAAATTAGTTTAAATAATTGAGAATTTATATATTAAAAAGCTAAAATGATACTTAATTATCAAAAAAGAAAAAACGCTGACTTGTTTAAAAGTTTAGAACAACCGAACACGCTCTTTCTCTCTCAATCTCAAAATTATATACCCATTTATCAGAGATTCTTCTCCCTAAATGAAACGAATTATAATAATATTAACTTGAATCATAAATGGTACTTGTCAAGTATTAAGGAAAATAATTCATCGTCAAAGAAAGGTGAAGATAATCACACTATTGACTTTGACTGCAAGATTAAGAATATACATACTCAGAAGAACAAGAGTAAAGACATTTTTTTCAAGATGGCCCCCTTACTCGACCCGTTCAAGTACTTGGTTGGTAAATATGATGTTCATTCTCCCAGTTTGTTTAAACTACCAAGTTTCGTAGATTCGAATACGAATCCTAAATTTTTAGACCATAACAATTCAGCATATGTAGACAGCTTTTTTGTTTATTTAACGAGTTCTTTAAGTGAACATTATCCTTCTTTCGTACACGGAGTTGACTTCTATGGTTCCTTTCTGGCTATTAAGAATAATTACGAGATTAATGTGTTTGATGATTTAGACTATCTAGTTAGCTCGGATTTCTTCAATAAAAACAAAGGCAAGCTCTTCAAGATTGATGATTATGAGCATCTTTTCGGCAAAGAAGACTGTAAGAAAATTCCTATAAAAATTGAGCACGATTTGTCCGTCACGGTACATGATTTCGATGAAGCAGTGTTCAACGAGTTGTTTGATGACAATAATGCTAACCCTTGTGATGATGATGTCTTGGTAGACCTCTCCAAAGAAGACTTAGCCATAACCGTCGAGCAGGAGTCAACAAACGACAACAACACCACACTGCGAAGCACGTCCACCTGTTCAAGCAGAACTTCTCACACATCAAGTGAGAGAGAAGAAGAAGATGGCGATGAGGCACCAAAATCGCAACATGAAGATAATGAAGACGAGGAAGAAGACGAAGAAGAAGACGAAGACGAAGAAGAAGACGAAGAAGAAGAAGAAGAAGATGAAGAAGACGACGAAGAAATAATCAAAGCGACAATTAAAAGTTTTCCTGTACAAGTGATTGCCATGGAGTTTTGCGAGGACACATTTGATAACCTCATACTGAGTAAAGATTTGACCAATGATGAGTGGTACTCTGCCTTGATGCAAATTGTAATGATACTTATTACCTATCAGAAGTGTTTTTCCTTAACACATAATGATTTACACACGAACAATGTCATGTTCAACAAGACCGATAAAAAATTTTTATACTATTGTTATCAAAACAAAAAATACAAGGTTCCCACATTTGGTAAAATCTTTAAAATTATTGATTTTGGAAGGAGTATATATAAATTCGACGGCAAGTTATTTTGTAGTGACAGCTTCCAAGAAGGGGGCGACGCAGCAAGTCAGTACAACACTGAACCATACTTGAACGATAAGAAACCCAGACTAGAACCAAACTTCAGTTTTGACTTGTGCAGACTTGCTTGTTCTATTTTTGATTACGTCGTAGATAATATGAATGATATTAAAGATTTAAAAAAATGTGATGACCCGATACAACGTCTCATCGTTGAGTGGTGCCTGGATGATAAGGGAGTCAACTTGTTGTACAAAAACAATGGGGCGGATAGGTATCCAGATTTTAAATTATACAAGATGATTGCCCGATGTGTGCATAATCATACACCACAAGCACAACTCGACAGACCCGAGTTCAAGGCATTCGAAACAAAATCCGCACCGAATAACGATGACATAATCGACATTGATAGGATGATGTCTTATATCTAAAAAAAGATGAATATTAAAAAAAATATTGTTAAATTTTTATACGTTTGTATTAAAATTTAAAAACACCGTAATAGTATTAGTATACAACATCTCAAAATTACTTATATTCAATTACAATTTATGTCTTCTACTAACACACTACAATCAACTAAGGATGGATTATTAATTATTCATCAATCCATAAAAGAAAAATTAAACTATTTCCAATCAAGCCATAAAATTCCCAACATCATATTCCATGGCCCATCTGGTAGCGGAAAAAGAACAATTGTGAATGACTTTATTCATAGTATATATAAAAACGACAGAGAGAAAATCAAGTCACTCGTGATGTACGTGAATTGCGCACACGGTAAAGGAATCAAGTTTATAAGGGATGAGCTTAAATTTTTTGCGAAAACACATATTAACTCCAATGGAGGGGATATCTTCAAGAGTATTATTCTTCTTAACGCAGATAAATTAACAATGGATGCGCAGTCTGCGCTGAGAAGATGTATTGAGTTATTCAGTCACAACACGAGATTTTTTATAATTGTTGAGGACAAGTACAAATTATTGAAGCCAATTTTATCTCGATTTTGCGAGATATACATCTCTGAGCCAAATCATGAAGGTAATATAATCAACTTGTACAAATACAATTTAAATGAGACATTCAAAATGAAAGACATAAAAGTAACTAGACAAGATTGGCTCAAAAAAGAACTCAATAAGGATACATTAGTCTCGGCCTCGCAGTTAATTATTCTCTCTTCAAAACTGTATGAGAAAGGATATACTGGCATTGACTTATTCAACCTCATAGAAAAAACACATTTCTTGGAACCCAAAATGTCAACAGAGAGAAAATATGAACTGCTTATTGCTTTTAATCGAGTAAGAAAAGAATTTAGAAATGAGAAACTATTAATCTTGTTTATTTTAAATTTTGTTTATATGGACTCCCAGTCGTCTTTAGAAAATATTTCGTTCATGTAGTTTTTATGTTTTTATAAGTTTAAACAAATAAAATTTTTTACACTTAATAATAAACATGGATGATTTTAACATTAGTACGTTACATGAGTCACGTAACGAGTGGTGCGCACGTCTTGTTACTATTCTAACCCCATTAATAATTGATGGATATAAGGCAATACTAGAAGACGCTGTCAAGCTGTGCAAGCAGAATAATGAGTTCAATAAGTACTTGATGACATTTCAAAACTTCATCTCCAGGGTACCCAAATGGAACACCTCCATCATTGAAGCAGAGACAAAGCGTATATGCGAGAAATCAAGATGTGCCTATTTGGAAGATTTAGTTACGTGTGTACACATTATACAGTTGAAGCTATTGACCGCAATGCGGGTTGGACAGAAGCAAAAGAAAATAGACATCACGGTGCCCAAATTGGACGTTTTTATTCATAAAGCGTACATCAATGTTGCCAGAAAAGTTTACAAGAACTCATATTTATTCGAGTTGAATATTCCTCCGTTACAAATTCAAAAACACAACAGAGAACTCGAAATCATTGTTCAAGAATGTTTATTAAATACTATAAGAGAGAGCATTCCCGTAGAAGCTATATTGAAAGCGTATATGGATGAAACTAGTGAAGAAGATTGTGTAGAGGAAATTAAAGAGAAGGTCATAGAAGAGAAAATAGTGGTACCAGCTCAAGTAGGAGGCGCACCAGAAACACAAGCAACACAAGCGGTAGAAACTAAAAACAAATTAAGTTTTGACGACCTCGATTACGTGAAGGATGTAGACAACAACGAAGTTTCCATCGAGGCACCAAAAAATATTGAACGTTTAGAAGAAATTAGTAAGCAGCGGTATAATGAAAGAAGACTCGATAACGATGATGGTGACGATGATGATGATGAGAATGTCAAGTTAAAGATATCTGACAACTTTGTGTCACTCGACAAACTAGATATTCAGGTTTTTGACGCGCCAAATAAAGAGCTCTTTCCGGAACTACAAATTGATGACATTGTCAACCTGGACGATTGAGATTTTTATATTTCAAGAAAAATGCGTAGAATAATAAATAAGAATCTTCTTTATTATTTTAAAATGGACAGCATATTCATTATCGCAGCGGTGATTTCTTTCGTGTTTATTATTTTTAAATTCATTGAAATGAGATTCGTAGAGAAAGAGAGTAAGCCATTAAAAGTACTGATTAAGGATTCACTAGTAGTTTATTTCAGTGTACTATTAGGTTATTTTGTTCTCGAACAAATCAGACCGATTAGTTTAACTGAAGAGGTTCGTCCTCCGCAGGTGTTCACTGGTAATCCCGAGTTCTAACGACCGGTCCATACTTTAATTAAACTTTGATGACTTAAATTATTGTTTTTCATGTCATACTCGTACATATCGTATGCGTACCTGAATGATAACTTGTGGTGATGAATGTCTCCTAATACAGACCTATATTTCATCAATTTCGTAATATTTTCCGTGTAAAATAAAACACCAAATATTCTCTCTAGACAAATCCGGTCTCCTCTGTTTTTCACTCTTTGCGTCAATGATGTAATTTTATATTTGTTTTCTAAGTGAGACAAGAATTGTAAGCTTATTAGACACTGTACTCCAAAGCAACCATACCACTTCAGGTGACTTAATCCTAAAGTAGTGTTACTTCTATGATTTAGTTTTTGTTGGACAATTTGATGATTTGTTAACAGTTGAGTAATGTCTAAAGAATTGACCAAACTCACGCTGTCCGCGTCGAAATGCCATAAAGGTATAACATTAATATTTAATCCAACAAGTTTCTCAAAATTAATCCGCCGATTAAAAAATACACTGTCGTGAATCATGACGGCATGTTCAAAGTATTTATTTTTAAGAAAATAATAAAATGGCAATAATTCTCCCCTGCCAGGAAACTCAGACGTGACAATTTCAATATTTTTATACTCCGCCTCAGCGTGGACGAACTCTGGTTTGCTGTTGTCATCTATGATAATAATTTTTTTTAAGGGGTAAAACGTTTGAATACATCTTACACAATTGTTCCAATATTTATTTGTCTTGACCGAGTTCACATGTCTTGTAACAATAAATCCAAAACTTGACATTTTTTATAGCGGAATAATTTATTTTTGACTTTTTATTCTTTATTTCATTCTTTTTTTAAACCGAGTTCGTTAGACTGTGTGTGTATGGATTCGAGCGGAAAGCATCCAATATGCTTGGTTCTATACGGTCACATCCGGCACACTCATTATAGTACTGCGGTACGCTTATTTTACCATAAATTTCTTTTGAAGGAGGCAGTGCCACCACAGATACAGGCGCATTTACTCTATAATTGTATCTATCTGAGTCCTGCCTAGAAATGTTGACATTCATTTGTTGATTGAATACTTGGGTTCCCCCTTGGTTTGGTCTGTTGGATATGGTGGCAGATTTGATGTCATTATTATGTTGTCTGTACGCTGCGTCATAACTCACATCACCGTATCCTGTCGCCGCACCACCAGAAGTTCCTATGTAACTGCATGAAGAAGTTTCTCTCTGTGTTGGGTCTCCTGGCATGGCATTATTAACATACATGCCTTCTTTCTGGTTATTAATATAAAAGTTGGGCGCGTATAAAGTTGTCTCCTTGACTGTGGTAATTGTTGTATCATTTGGGTTCAGGACATAACCTTGAGGCACCGACGACCCGACTTCACCATAAATGCGAACATTGTTGATTGACTCTTCCTTTCTAGATGGCCTTAATATGTCCATAATCGGGGCTATGACTGCTCCAATGGCTCCACTGAAACCACTTCGCAGAGTATCCGGTTGGCTAATAGTCGACCTATGATTCGAATAATTTGTGTGACTTCGTAAAAAATTGTCACCATCTGTTATGGGTCCTCTGCCTCTAGCACTGGAATGCGGTACGTCACAAGTGGCCGTTTCTTTTCGTTTGCTAGCTTCAAAAGCAGTAGGGGCTTGACCTTTTTGTCTATCCAAGTTTCCTGCGGGTCCCATGTAATTATTCAACACATCATTACGTCTAATCACGCCCATTTCTTCGATGGGTCTTAAACGTTCGGCTTTCTCTCCTCCTGTTGTTGTGAGCCATCTGTCTTGCGTATTAATAAAGAATGTATCAGGACTTTGCTTTTCTACTCGTCCTATCATTCCTGGTTGCTTGATGAAAGAATTGGCGGGACCCTCATGATTTGTCAACTCGTACTCCAATTTAGGGTTTGTGTTTACTCGCAGCTCGTCGACCGTTTTTGGCAACCATGAATCTCTCGACTCCATACCAGAATTAAAACCACCGCTTCCTTGTTTGGAGAAACCTTGGTTCAAACCAGGACCTACACGCTCCGTTTCAAATGGTTTGACATTATTGTTCTTCATTCCTGGATTCACTCGGGATTGAAAAAAATCACTTTGATTTGGCGCTCCATATGCCCACTGTACGTTATCCTCAGGTTTAAATAAAGGAGCTTGTTCAATTTTCTTGATTACTTGCGACCCACTACCATTCATGTTATCCAAGACAGTTTCCGCAATATTCATGTCGTAAGTATATCCTTTAATTTTACCACCGTTGAACGGAACCATGTTGTTATGCTTAAATTGAGCGGAATCCAAATAATTTCCACTCATCGAATAAATTTGTTGTGGATTTCGCCCTACTTGTTTTCCTTGATTCACTTTGTTCTCGTAAGCGTTTTGATTAAAATACTTGTCGGTCGCTGCGTTAGGGTTTGGGTACTCTTGAACGGTATCTACCAACTGGTTTATATTGGAAACAGGAAAGTTTTGAGGTGGTGTATTTGTATTCGGTAAATAATTTGTTTGTTTTCCCATACTACTAAAATTTTCTCTCTTCCTCGTTGAAACAAGAGACTCTTTATTGGAAGATGATTGATTTGATATGACATACATTCCACCTAATGCGATTAAAGGTATAGCTAGCTCCATATTTTATAATATATATATAATTAATATATTAAGTATTATACTTTTTTTTAGTAAATAAGAATAATAGTAGAATACATTAAATTGAACCACATGAGTTACTCTTTGAGCACAAGACAGATTGCTTTGAGTGCGTAGCGAAATTAATTGTTGGCAGCCTATCATTGGCTTCATTTATGGTACATGCTCTTTTCGGAGTGAAGTAATCCTTTTCTAAAACTCGGGTATTTACATTATTTAAAAATGGCATGCACGTGTTCTCTTGGGGATTTAATGGAGGGTAGTACCAGTCCACTTGTTCTTTATCTCTGTACCACCAGGCAGGATTTGTCACTCTTGACTGACCAGTCGTCAAATTTGATGAACTTGAGTATTGAATGGCCTCATTCGACACATTGTAGCTCTTGTAATTGTCTTTTCCTAAACAATCTCTACTTAAATTGCGATTTACTCCCCTTAAATCGCTTTCTAAATTTATCGTGTTTGTTCTTAAATTTGCTCCCCACTTTTGTATTCTAATATGAGGGTCTTCTATGAAAGCTGGTGCGGAGCCATTACCAGGCACATTCATTACCCATCTGCCAGGGTCAGTGGACTGTTGTAACTGTTTTTCTATTCTAGCTTCGTCATCATGAAATCTAGTGAAGGCCATAATAGTGTATTTAATATATAATATATAATTTTTATATTAAAAAAAGTATTTTTATTACTAGCTTAACTTAGTAATCACTAAATGCGCCGAAACGGGACTAGTGCCACCAGCATTCTGCGTGATAGTAATGTTTGTTGAGCTGCTACTCGCATTATGAATCGTCAAGACAGTTTGTTCAGTAAGCTGAATAAGACAGAGGCCCACTATCTGGGTACTCTTAGCATCGCGTCCCACAACGGTATACAGTTGCTCAGTCCCATTTAACACAACTACTAATTGAGCTGCGTCCGAAACGCTTACTTGAAAAAACACCTGATACGTTCCCTTCTCCAACTGAAACCTGAAGTTGTTAAGACGAATAATATCCGTACCCACAATAACATTATCTTGCGGGAAATCTATCGGGTCCCCTGTAAGCACTGCAGAAGGGTTATCAGACGGCATCAAGGCATAAAAATCCGCATATGATAACGTAGCCGACGGTCCAGCTGGTCCTACATCTCCTTGAGGTCCTGTTGCTCCCTGAGCTCCGGTTGCTCCGGTATTTCCTCTTCCTCCTGTCGCTCCCGTTGCTCCCTGAGGTCCTGTTACTCCCTGAGGCCCTGTTGCTCCGGTATTTCCTCTTCCTCCTGTCGCTCCCGTTGCTCCTTGTGCTCCTGAGCCGGTTGCTCCTTGAGGTCCTGTTGCTCCAGTTGCTCCTCTTGCTCCAGTTGCTCCCGTTGCTCCCATTTCTCCTTGAGCTCCTGTTGCTCCTGTTACTCCACTTCCTCCCCCATTAGCCCCTGGGGGGCCTTGGAAACCTCTGCAACCGTAACCAGTAGCTCCTTGCGAACCTGTAACTCCAGTCGCCCCTTGAAACCCAGTATTACCAACAGGACCTTGAGGGCCAACCGCACCCTGCGGTCCCTGTGGTCCTAAACCTTTCAAATCGCAACATTTTCTCGCACCTAGATATTGAGAATAAGAAGACATATTTTTATAATATATAATATATTTTTAATATTATTTTCTCTCGCGTTTTCTTAATTTTATACATACCACCCCCGTAACTCACATCATTTTCCTAGATATTGTACTAAAAAATAATATCCTTCATACCATGGACCAACCATAAGAAATAGTCCCTGTTTTAATTGCAGTGAATATATGAGAATGACCTCGTGCGAGTGTCATTGAAGTAGCTGGCATAGTACCAATTGAAGACCATATATTTTGCGCAGGTGAACCTTGTGTGTTAACCGTTAAATTACCATTAAAAACGTTTGTTATCAAGAAAGTGATACCGACGTTATCAGCATCCACCAGAGGAAGAGTTGCTGTTAATCCAGTTGCAAAAAAAGTTTGAATGTAGTCGTCCGTTTGTGCAAGTGCATTTGCCCCTGTTCGACTTGTTGTGTTATATGCTTGAGGATATTGAATAGTGCTGTCGAGTAGTTCAAAACCATTTGTCGTTTTCAGCGTTACATTTGTAGTGTTTATGGTTAATAGATTACCAGAACCACTAATATTTCCAATTTTTATTTCACCTTGAGTAAAAATATTAATATCCCCACCGGGCGAAGCATTAAGACTGACAACACTACTTGAATTGAGTTGAACAGTACCAGTAGCGGATAAAGTTATTTCACTATTACCTTCATCTACTTGTATTATGGTGTTATTACCCAAACCATTAACATCACCAATGAAAGTTTGTCCCATATTATTAAGATATACTTGGGGAGGAACACAAGCATCACATAATACAAGAGCAGTTCCAGTTGAACCAGCAATCCAACTATTAACATTACCAATAATTATTTCAGTAGAATTATCTATTTGAATACTACTATTTGAACTAATGGTAAGAGGAGTTGTAGCGTTAGAATGACTAATGCTAGTCTTGTTCAGAGTAAGAGTATCCGTTAAGTTGTCCGTGAGTAACAAGTACGTTGGGTCTATCCCACCGGAGACGTACAAGTTTCCAAATACCATTATATCGCCTGTATAACCTGCACCAGTATAACCGAGACCGCTTGCTCCAACTGTGTTTGTGGGAAACCATGGTGTGCCACCAGTTGCTCCTTGGGCTCCTGTTGCTCCTGTTGCTCCTGTTGCTCCTGTTGCTCCTTGTAAACCAAAACCAGTTGCTCCTTGGGCTCCTGTTGCTCCACTTCCTCCCCCATTAGCCCCTGGGGGGCCTTGGAAACCTCTGCAACCGTAACCAGTAGCTCCTTGCGAACCTGTAACTCCAGTCGCCCCTTGAAACCCAGTATTACCAACAGGACCTTGAGGGCCAACCGCACCCTGCGGTCCCTGTGGTCCTAAACCTTTCAAGTCGCAACATTTTCTCGCACCTAGATATTGAGAATAAGATGACATCTATATATTACTATTTTTTTTATTAATTATAATTACAACTTTTTCATTAATTAATTATAATTACTAATTTTTCATTAATTTTTAATCGAAAAACGAACACTGAGGACAAATTATTTGTTTTAGGAAGAAGGGAGCGGTGACAAACATAACTTAATCTCCCCCAAGCTAGCGACGTTGTACTTTACTACAAGAGGTAAGTCATTTTCAAGGTACACTTCAATTTGAGAGCACAAGTTCGTACACTTAATAAAGTATCCTAAATTTTTGAGAGAGAATTCCCCCTGAATAACTTTGGATGAATCTTGCTTCAATACGAATCCCATGCTCCCGTCAGACTCAGTACGATGTATTTCTGCGGAAGCAAATTGGCCAGAGCATTTAAAAATTAATTCATTCCCGACTGATTTGATTTCCAGTTTGTCGGATATACAAGACAAATCTCGAATAATCTTCTGGAAGTCACCCGACGGCAAGTTAATAATAGAAGAGAATTTCACATCCGGATATTCGAGCTCTTCAGGCTCAGGTTCAATGAGTCTCAACTTCTGTGTCTTGCATTGTTTTATCTCTCCATTCTCAAATTTCAATGCCAAGTGAGAAACAATTCCATCCACATAGTCTGCGTTCTCAATATAAATGGTCAAGGTATCATCATTATCGATTGAATTTATGAGTTTAAACAAATGAAACATATTCACTCCAATTATAATTTTCTCCTTCTTACACTCATAGAACTCAAAGTTCTGCGCGGCCAGGTACAAATGTGCTAAAATTGTGTGAGACTTGTCCATATTTATAATTCGAATACCATCCGGTTGGAAACTAATGTTTGTCTCCAAAAGAATGTCTTTTAGAGCCGTCATTAATGTCCTAAACGGAGCAATCTGTACAGTCTTAATGGTTAGAACATTACCATCTGTTGTTTGACTATGAATTTGAGGACTTTTACTTGACATTGAATATATTTTTTAATTATATAATTTTTAAATCTTTAAATACTTATGGGTTTAAAAGAATAAAACACATTTTTAAACGCGCGCAAAGATTTAATAATACACTAAAAACTGAAAAAAAGGCACTAACCGCAAACAATTTAAAGAAATTGTGTGTGTAATAAATACAAAAGAAATAATGTCTTCGCCGCTACAAAGGTGTCTCGATTCTATTCAACAATTGTTTACAAAGTATGAACACGATGATTACATGCTACAAAGAATTCAAAATCATGTTCTAACGTACCTTCCAAATACCCTCGACAATGAGCTAAAGAATCACGAGAAAAGAGTGACTCGAAATACTTATCTTACCAATGAACAACAAATATTTATCCAGGTTTTCTTGAGTAAAAATCAGTTTTTTTACTTACCCAATAATAATTACTTTTACGAGTACGACGGAAACGATTACACCATTGTAAGAGAAGATGACGTCATTCATAAATTACTGTCGAGCATATCAAAAGATAGAGTACTGCTTGACTGGAAGCACAAGACTAAATTCAATGTTATCAAACAAATCAAGGAGAGAAGCATTCTTAATAGTATGCCTGAGACAGAGACAATTCAAAACGTGTTGAATGTGATTTATCCACACGTATTTTCCACCAAAAACGAAGCAAAGTACTTCTTAACAATCCTAGGGGACAATATTTTAAGAAAAAGTGCCAATCTGGTATTCTTAGTTAGTCCAAAAATCAAGGCCATTTTGGCTGAAATAGACGTGATATCTCACATCACCATCGGGTTCACAAATATAACTAACAATTTTGTGACAAAGTATCACGAAAATTATTCTTTTGATAACTGCAGATTACTGAAAATTAATGAAAATTCTTCTATTGAAGTTTGGAAAGAAATTTTAAAGAAAAGTGGACTAAATTTGGTTTGCGTCGCGGCGCACTACTCAAATCGTTATGAGAACTCAGATAATTATCTAGATTGCAAAGCCGATGAAGAACTGAAAAATTATTCATATTACCTCAAGAACACGAACCAACAGGAGGTAGTCACAAAATTCACAAACAAGTGTTTTCAGCTAGTAAATACAACGAATAGAATTGAATGGAAAAATATTCATTTCATTTGGAAACAGTTTCTCACGGAGTTGTCCTTACCGAGCATGATTTACTCGAACTCACTGAAAACAATGTTGAAGGACATCTACTCTTTTGATGAGTCC